TAAACGTGACACAGAAAGCCCCCGCCTTGAAAAAGGCGGGGGTCTTCTTTATGTGGAAAACTATTTATATGTGAGGCAGGAGTATATCTTTTGTCTCACCTAAATTATAAACACATAAATGGAGGGTTTTAAATTATGGGAAAAAGAATAGGCTTGGCGAGAACCCAAGCATTACTAGAGAACTTGAAAAGAGAGATTAATCTCGGCGCAGGTACTGAATTGAAAGGTTTGCGCAAAAATATCATTGCGCTGGAGAATTCCGCAGCAGCGGTTGACAAAGTATTAAATGCAGCTGAAAGCAACTCGCTCGTTACCTTAACGGTATCATCCGATACAGGTAGTAGAGGAATCGAGGTTACGATGCCAACTCCGACAGCAGGATTACAGTTTGAATTTGTTATTTGCGATCCTGGCGATGGCACAAACAACATCACTATCAAAACTGCAACGGATGCAGTTAACTTCAGAGGGGTCTACCAGACCGTGAAAGATGGCGTCGAAGGCTCTGTTTTCGATTCGTCAACTATCGTCTTTGATATTAGTGATGTGGGCACAAAGGCTGATTTGATTGGCACCTCTTTCCGCGTTGTGGCTGATGGTACCCACTGGTATGTTATTGGTGGACTGAACTACGGCGGTGAAGATGCATCAGGCACTGGTTTCGAGCCAGCGGCTGGTACTGACGTTGACGACTAAAATTGATGCTGACGATTAAATTCGTCTGCTGTTTTTTGGGTCCCCTGCCTTTTGGTTAGGGGGCTCTTTTTTTGAAAATGTCGATCTGCCAAATTTTTTTCGTCTACAATTTTTGAGATTTCCGTTTTCGACATTTTAAAACTACTTATTTATAAGGAGAACCACCATGAACCCTCGTAGAAGATTAGCTTGGAAAATGAAGTCTCGTGCACTCAACACTGCACCAATCCCGGTCGTTAGGCCGGCCGTTGAAACAGTTGAAGAGGTGCCCACTGTCAAAGTAGAAACCCAAACCAAGAAAAAGACGGCAAAGAAAAAAATTAAAACTTCCCGCAAGTATTAAATAAAGAATTCATAAGCATTGAACTTTGTGTTTATGTTCACTATTTATGTAGTAGGAGTACTTATGCATGCCGACCAATCTTAGCCCACGTTCTCAAACCAGCGCCATAGTATTAACATCAACCGGCAGCGCAGCAAAAGTATCCGGATCGCTTCCATTTGGCATGTATACCGGCTCTGCTGACTTTCTGACCGGTGCCGCGACCCAAGTTGCCTATGTATATAAGAAATTGGGTGGCGACGTCGTAGATATCGAGCTAACGCCCGCAAATGTATATGCAGCTTACGAAGAAGCTGTGCTGGAATACTCATACATCGTCAACTTGCATCAAAGCAAGAATGCCCTATCAGATGCCCTGGGAAATGCGACAGGAACCTTCGATCACATGGGGAATATGAAAGCAAGTAGTTTCTCGTCGAGCTTAGGAGCTTCCAGGGTAGAATTAAAATATCCTAGATTTAAATTTTCATATTCAAAGAAGGTTGGAGATGGGTTAGCTGCAGCGGCCGGAATAGGCGGCACAATCAGGCAATATTCGGCTTCTTTCGGAATAGTGGAAAATCAGCAAGATTATGATCTTCAAACGATTGTCGAAGACGCATCGTCTTCGGGCACGGATGATGATGGCAATGTGATTGATTTTGCCGACAAAGTTGGAAACAAGCGAGTTGTGATAACAAGAGTGTTTTATAGATCTCCCCGCGCAATGTGGAGATTTTATGGCTATTATGGCGGTTTTGGCGTCGTAGGGAACTCTTCCACATATGGACAATATGCAGATGATGCAACATTCGAGATCATCCCAACATGGCAGAATAAAATGCAAGCCATGATGTACGAAGATTCAATTTATACGCGTACGTCGCATTATTCATATGAATTAGTAGATAACAAATTGCGCCTTTATCCAACTCCAAGCGACTATGGTTCCGGCGTGGAGGATCGAATGTGGGTTAAATTTTATATTGAATCAAATGCCTGGGATGACGACGATAGGTATGAAACTGGAACCAGCGGTGTTAATAATATGAATACATTGCCATTTGGCAATATTCCTTATGCAAATATTAACGCCATCGGGAAACAATGGATTCGAAAATATGCTTTAGCGCTCTGTAAGGAGATGCTAGGTCAAATTCGAGGCAAGTTTACCACAATGCCCATTCCGGGAGAAAGTGTCACACTAAATCATTCAGAACTGCTATCACAAGCGAAAGAAGAGCAGACACAACTAAGAGATAAATTAGCCGAGATACTGAAGGAGATGGAATACACCACCTTGGTGAAACTGGACGGTGAAAAAGCCGATGCAGCACAGGCAACATTAAAGAATTCGCCGCTGCCAATATTTGTAGGATGATAAACAATGGGAGATGAATGGAAAAAGCCGGCTGCCCCACCTCCGCCCTTATTCTTAGGTAAGAAAGAGCGGGACTTAGTAAAACAGGTTAATGACGAGCTAATTGAAAAAGTCATTGGCCAACAGATTTTATATTACCCAATTGATATGGAAACAACGAATTTTCATGATCTCTATGGCGAAGCAATCACAAAAACATATTTGCCTCCTATCAGAATATATGCTTTAGTTGAGTGGACCGAATACGCAACTTCTTATATGGAAAGCGCAGGGGTCGACAAGAGTTGGGAAATCAAGGTTCACTTTCATGAGCGCCGCCTACAAGAAGATCAAAATCTATATGTTCGCGAGGGTGATTTTGTTTTATATGGTGATTTTTATTATGAAATTATGAAATTAAGCGAGGAATCAAAACTTTTTGGTCAAGTCGATTATGGTTTTGAAATCTCGGCCATATGTAAGAGAGCAAGGAAGGGACTATTCGATGCTACCTGATAACTTTGATTTTGCAATGCTTCCGGCTGGAAGTTCCGAACACACCCTTAAAGAATTAGGGGTGTTGGCCTCCACCATAGAGACGATTGATTATGCGATTTTTTCATGGCTAAAGGTTGATTTAGATCTTAGCGCCCACACAAACGAAGGATTTACGAACGTACCGATAATTTGGCAAGCACCCGAACGCTCCTTCCAGGTAAAAAACGAAAAATCATTACGAGACGACGGCGGAGCCCTAAAATTACCAATCATCAGCATAGAGAGAACAGGAATTACCAAAGATCCGACAAGAAAAGGCGGTTTTCAAGCTCATTTGTATTCAAAAGACAAAAATGGCCGCACTGGTCGCGTGGTGATAGCTAAGCGAATAAAAGAAGACAAAACAAGAAATTTTGCTGTTGCTTCTGCAACGCGAAATAATTTGGGGGCTAAAAAACAGTTAAACTCGCCGAGAATCAACAAAAAAATTATTATTCAGTCCTTGTCCATTCCCATCCCCATATATATTAATATAGATTATAAGATTATTATTAAATCAGAATATCAACAGCAGATGAATGATTTGATGACACCATTCATTACTCGGCCTGGCCAAATTAATGCATTTGTCATGAAAAGAAACGGCCACCTATACGAAGCCTTTATCGAACAAAGCTTTGCGCATAGCAATAATGTGGGCAATCTTGGTGAAGATTTGAGAATGTTTACATCAGAGATCACTATCAAAGTATTGGGATATTTGATAGGAGAAGGAGAAAATGATGATCGGCCGATTGTGAGAGTCGATGAAAATGTGGTTGAATTAACGTACCCCAGAGAGTCAGGCCCAGTTCCCGGGAATGATGGGTTTTTTGGCAATTAGTTCCTGAAGTAAAAATGGTTTTATTAAATACCTTCCTGACGTTTGAGGTTGAAAATACTACTTATTTATGACTATGTGAAAAGACCACAACAGCATTTTGTCAACCGAGCGAAGGAAAATAAATAACCATGTCAGTAAAGAATTTTAAATTTGTCTCTCCTGGAGTTTTCATTAATGAAATTGATAATTCCTTTCTTCCAAAATCTGTAGACGCAATTGGGCCCGTGGTTGTCGGCCGCGCCACCCGCGGCCTTGCAATGCAGCCAATAAAAGTAGAATCATATTCTCAGTTTGTTGAGATGTTTGGGGATGCCGTTCCTGGGGGCACCAACAACGACGTTTATCGTGATGGAAACTATGTTTCCCCAATGTACGGAACCTATGCCGCGAAGGCATTTTTGAGATCAGGAGTTGCACCACTTACCTATGTGCGCCTTCTTGGACAACAAACATCAGCAGGCTCTACTGCCGGCTTAGATGCGGCCGCGGGCTGGAAAACCACTGAGAGACTTACCACGGCGGCATCGAGTAATGGCGGAGCATATGGGCTTTTTGTATGTAAGTCTGCCTCGGGTCCCGATTTAAATGATAATGGTGTAGGATCCGGAACAGACAAGCGGCTACATCTTGCGGCCATATTCTATCTGAATTCCGGATCCATGAACTTGGTTGGGTCTCTGCGCCGCGGGGATGGTACTGCTGGCGGCGGCACAGCTTCCTTTGATGATGTTAATGCTCCCGGCGCCGTGATCGGAATGGACACTAACAGCCTTTTCACAATTGAATACAGCGGCTCAAACACCAGCACCCCAAAAAGGATTAAATTTAATTTTGATGATAGCAGCGATAAATTTGTTCGCAAACGGTTTAATACAAATCCACAACTTCTTTCCACAGCGGCAACTTTTTATCCTGCCTCAGCAGTCGATGATGTTTGGCTTGGGGAATCATTTGAACAAGAATTAAGAGATCGAGACATGGCCACTGCGACTCTACAAGGAGTGCTCTTGGGGCTTGCCTCCAGCGGAAGCGCCAACACGGGTACAGGTCCACAGAACATGAAATCACAAGCCTCACGAGAGGCTGTTGCTGGCTGGTTTATTGCGCAAGATTTAAGTGGCGATCCAACGTCGTATCTTCCACAAACTCAACAAAAGCTTTTCCGGCTAGTTGGCCGCGGCCATGGCGAATGGTTGCATAAAAATGTGAAGGTATCTATTGAAGAAATCCGCCAATCGAATACCAATGCTACAGAATATGGCTCATTTTCCGTTGTTTTGCGCGCATTAAACGATACAGATAATAATGTGCAAGTCATAGAAAGATATGATAACTGTACCCTCGATCCCACTAGCCCAAATTACGTTGCGCGCAAAATCGGAGATCAATATACCAGTTGGGACCCCGCGGCAAGAAGATTAAAGACGTATGGAGAATATGCGAACAACTCCAGATTTGTATATGTACAAACAAACCCTGAAGTCGATGCCGCGGCCGTAGATCCCCTATATCTACCATTCGGTTACTTCGGACCTCCGAAGTTTAAAGATGTGATTTCTGGGTCTTCCGCCGGAGAAAGTACAGTCGGCGAATCGAATTATACCGGCAGTTTCGTTATTCCTGGCACCGGGATCCCTGGCGGAGTGACATCGTTTACGGGATCGGGCACCTCAGTGCAAGCTGTGCCTTCTGTTCCTGGGACCGTCCCGGTGACTGGCGCTAGCCCATATCCAATTGTGGTGAGCGGAGACAACGTTCAGGCTATCCAGCCAGATGGTAAGGCAGCCACCGCTATTCCTGTGCAATGTGCAACCGCATCACTTATCTTCCCTGTTAACAGACTGCGTCTATCTGCAAGTGACGGTGGCTTATCGGACACAAAGGATGCTTATTGGGGCTTCTCGACAACGCGCACAAGCGGTTCAACGCGCCACGATAGCAGCGTAGCAGCGCCCAACAGGCTTCTATATGCCGGGTTTGCTGATGATCCGACTGCCGGCACTAATGGTCAAATTGCAGCGCTTGAAGCGACAACGGGCGTGGATGGCTGGTCTTATGTGTTCTCGCTTGACGATTTGGTTCATGGCTCTAACGGCTACTTTCACTCTTCAGGATCCCGCGCTGCCAATGGCTCCGCCACCACAAGCAGCTATACATCGATATTGAATAACGAGATTAACCGCTTTACTGCGCCATTCTGGGGCGGCTTTGATGGCTGGGATATTCAGAAGCCCGATCCTCTATATAACTTAGGAATGGGTGCCGCAGTAACAGAAGACACAAGCTATGCATATAATACATGGCGAAGAGCAGTAGATACAGTATCCGATCCCGAATCGGTGGATATGAATTTGCTGACTGCACCGGGGCTCACAAACAATAGCTTAACACAGCATATGATAAATGTATGTGAAAGCAGGGGTGATAGCTTGGCACTTATTGATCTTCCCAGCGTTTATATTCCGCCTCATGAGAAGTATTATTCCGATAAGTCCTCACGCCGCGGCACGACGCCGACAACGGTCGTCAATGATTTGAAGGACCGACGAGTTGATTCCTCCTATGGTGCCACCTTCTATCCGTGGGTTCAGACTCGTGACGCGGCCACCGGGAGAATGCTCTGGATTCCACCCACCGTGGCCATGATGGGTGTTCTCGGAAGCTCTGAAGCCAAGACCGCAGTTTGGTTTGCACCGGCCGGCTTCAATCGCGGCGGCTTGACCGAAGGCGCTGCCGGAATTCCAATTACCAGTGTTACCGAGCGCCTCACCTCTAGGGATCGTGATTTGCTCTACGAAGCAAGAATTAACCCAATAGCCTCCTTCCCGAATACAGGTATTGTAGTCTTTGGGCAGAAAACTCTGCAAGAAAGAAGATCCGCTCTTGATAGAATCAATGTTCGCAGGCTGGTAATTTATCTTAAGAAGCAAATTTCCATCATATCTGCGCAGATTCTTTTTGAACAAAACGTTCAAGCAACGTGGGACCGATTCAGAGGCCTCGTTGAACCATTCTTGGCAAACGTCAAGACAAAATTTGGTATCACAGATTACAAGTTAATTTTAGATGAGACCACTACAACGCCCGACTTAATAGATCAAAACATTTTATATGCCAAGATTATGGTTAAGCCGGCAAGAGCAATAGAATATATTGCTATCGACTTTGTTATTACATCAACTGGCGCATCATTTGATGACTAATAATTTTGAATTGACTAATTAATCTAGATAAAGGAGAAAACTAAAAATGCCATTTTGGTCAACAGATTTCAGCGATCCAACTACAATCCACAAGGATCCCAAAAGAAAGTTTAGGTTTACGGTATCGTTTACCGGTATTCAGGCTGCTCAAGGGGGTGCTGTGATGTGGTACGCCAAGACAGTCACGAAACCATCTTTTCAAATTGCCTCGTCAGAGCACAAATACTTAAACCACACGTTTCATTATCCGGGTTCCGTAACCTGGCAGGATATTACTTTAACACTTGTGGATCCGGTAGAGCCCGATATGGCAGCAACCCTTTCAGATCTTGTCCAACAGTCTGGCTATTCTCCGCCTACTGATGCTACTAACGAGAGTATGGGAACAATTTCAAAAGCAAAAGCCGCCGGCGCCCTGGGCTCAGTGGTAATTGCACAATTAGATTCAAATGGCAATCCACTTGAAACTTGGACCCTTTGGAATGCCTTCCTTACTGAAGTGAAATACGGTGATCTAGAATATGGCGCCGATGATTTAAGTGAAATGTCTCTCACGATTAAGTACGATTGGGCGAGAGTAGAAACTACAAATGCTTCCTCGGCCGTAAACGCCGGCGGAGACTCATTTTTTAATGTATGATAATAAACACAATTTAAATGAACTAAGGAAATAAACCACATGTCAGTAAAAAACTTTAAGTTTATATCACCGGGTGTTTTTATTAATGAAATTGATAACTCTGGAATACCCAACTCCGTTGAGAATATCGGACCCCTTGTCATCGGCCGCGCTACGCGCGGTCTTGCAATGCAGCCGGTAAAAGTTAATTCATATTCTGAATTTATTGATATGTTCGGGAATACAGTTCCCGGTGGCGCCAACGATGATGTTTACCGAAAAGGAAACTTTTCATCGCCAATGTACGGCACTTATGCTGCTAACGCATTTTTAAAATCGGGTGTCGCACCACTCACGTATGTTCGCCTCCTTGGCCAGCAAACAAGCGTCGGTGAAGCTGCTGGTGGTGACGCCGCCGCGGGCTGGAAAACCACAAACAACCCGAGCACCAATCCCACCACCATGGGCGGAGCCTATGGCCTGTTTGTCTGTGCTAGCGGTTCAACTGCTGCCCTAACCGGCGACTCCCATGTTACAACTGCCCTCCATTTAGCAGCCATTTTTTATATGAATAGTGGCTCTATGCAGCTTCGAGGATCCGCCAGAACTATCGATAATGGCACCCGAACCGGAAGCTTAGTAAATGACACGATAAATGCCGCCGGCGTTGTAATCGGAATGGACTCCAACGGTTTATTCAATCTTGCTCTCACGGGTTCCAACAAGGGAAGCAGAATAATCAAATTTAATTTCGACGACGATAGTGACAAATTTATTCGCAAGCGCGTTAACACCAACCCCCAATTATTGTCAACTGCGGCTTCATTCTTCCCAGCTTCCGCAACCGAAGATGTTTGGCTTGGCGAGACTTTTGAACAAGAACTGAGAGACCTCAGCCTCCAGGATTCAACCACCCTGCAGGGAGTTATTTTGGGCATCGCCAAGAGCGGGTCTGTCGCCACGGGCCCGCAGAACATGAAATCACAAGCCTCACGAGAGGCCGTCGCTGGTTGGCTTATAGCACAGGATCTGAGCGGCAATCCGACCGCATATGACGCAAAGGATCAACAAAGACTCTTTAGGCTTAAAGGCCGCGGCCATGGCGAATGGTTACATAAGAATGTAAAAGTTTCAATTGAGAAAATTCGTCAATCTAACTCGACCGTAACAGAATATGGAAGCTTCTCGGTTGTTCTGCGAAATATAAATGACACAGACAACAAAGTAGAAATTTTAGAAAGATTTGACAGTTGCAACCTTGATCCCACTAGTCCAAACTATATCGCACGTAAAATTGGTGATAAATATACAAGCTGGAGCGCCAGTGAGAAAAGATTAAAGGATTATGGAGAATACCCGAATTTATCCAGATATGTATATGTCGAAGTCAATTCAGAAGTTGATTCCGCAGCCACAGATCCGCTTTATCTGCCATTTGGGTATTTCGGGCCCCCGGGCCTTGAACCGGTGCTAACGGCATCGGTGACTACCGATCTTAGCGGCCACCTTCTCAATGGAAGTGCCAGCATGCTTGCCGCCGGCATTTCTCGGTATGGGGGTACTGCCGACTACGATCTCATAGCTTTTGAGGGCAAGCCACCCACAGCCACCCATGCCGGCCTACTTAATGCTCAATTTTTTGTCGGTATTAGGTGTCTGCATGCGGATGTCGGATTAGGTGAAGGAACTCAGAGAGGAATTGGCATAGCGGCCGCAACCGCATCCATCCACTTCCCGAAAGATAGATTGCGCGTATCAGCCAGCGATGGTGGGTTGTCGAACACAAAAGATGCTTACTGGGGACTTTCTACCACTCGAACGCAAACTTCAACAATTCCCGACGCGTCTGTGACTGATTTTCATCGTCTTCTTTACGCCGATTTTTCCGCAGATCCAACTGCCGGCACAAGTGGTGCCGTAGCAGACGTTGATGCGACTTCTGGTGTCAAGGGGTGGTCATATATTTTCTCGCTAGATAACATTGTCCACGGGCCTAATGGTTATTTCCATAATTCTGGCTCTAGAGCGAAAAACGCATCCGCCACCACAAGCAGCTATACATCGATATTGACCAACGGGGTTAATCGTTTTACGCTTCCATTCTGGGGCGGATTCGATGGATGGGATATTCAGAAGCCCGATCCCCTTTATAATGAGCAATGGCGCGGCGCCTCCCCGACCGAAGACACCAGTTATGCGTACAATACTTGGCGCAGAGCTGTCGATACGATAGCCGACCCCGAGGTGGTAGACATGAATGTGCTAATGGCCCCGGGACTGACACAAACCACTTTGACTGAACACATGATAAATGTTTGCGAAGATCGCGGAGATTCAATGGCATTAATCGATTTGCCGGATGTATACCTACCCACCCATGAGATTTATAAGTCTTCAACCTCCGCGAGAATTGGGACAACGCCAACCCAAGCAGTTAATGATTTTAAGGCGAGAAGAGTGGACTCTTCGTATGGTGCCACTTTCTATCCTTGGGTTCAGACTCGCGATGAGGAATCTGGAAAAATGCTTTGGATTCCCCCAACGGTCGCCATGCTTGGTGTTCTTGGTAGCTCGGAGCGCAAAACACAGGTTTGGTTTGCTGCAGCTGGATTTAATCGCGGAAGCCTAAGCGATGGCGCCGCGGGAATTCCAATCACTGGCATTACAGAGCGTCTTTCTTCAAAGGAGCGCGATACGCTCTATAAGGGGCGAATTAACCCAATTGCACATTTCGTTGATAATGGAATTGTTCTATTTGGACAGAAAACCCTTCAAGCACGTCGCTCTGCACTTGATAGGATCAATGTACGCCGACTAGTAATCCACATGAAGAAGCAAATTTCTGTTATATCCTCGAAAATATTGTTTGAGCAAAATGTTCAAGCAACCTGGGATAGATTTAAAGGCTTAGTTGAGCCGTTCTTGGCGAATGTTAAAACTGAGTTTGGAATTACCGACTATAGGCTTGTTCTTGATGAAACAACTACCACACCAGATCTAATTGACCAGAATATTTTATATGCGAAAATTATGATCAAACCTGCTCGCGCCATCGAATATATCGCCATTGACTTCGTGATCACGTCTACTGGCGCCTCATTCGATGATTAAAAAAACAACTTTAAATAAATTGACTAATTATGTATAATACATAAGAGAGGTGTAAATTGTCAAGAAATAGAGGTCGTACGGGTCCCATGGAAAGGAAAAAGCCCGAAAATACGACACCGCCAGCACAGCATCTGGCCAACAATGCTGAAAAAGATATTCCATTTTCTTTTGTTATTCCAACTGAATTTGTGGAGTTGCCTTCTGGGGGGAAACTATACCCCAAAGAGCACCCTCTTCACGGAGTCGACAGTATAGAGGTCAAGCAAATGACCGCGAAAGAAGAAGATATACTCACTTCCAGAACCCTTCTCAAGAAGGGCATTGCCTTGGAGCGGGTTATCCAAAATGTTATAATCGACAAGAGAATTAATTCTTCATCGCTGCTTGTTGGAGATCGAAATGCAATTATTGTTTCGGTTAGGGTGTCCGGATACGGCAACGAATATACGACAACCGTCACATGCCCGGAATGTTCAGAATCTCAAGACTATACGTTTGATTTGAACGAGGCCGACATCTACCATGGAGACGATCACAGAGATCTGGATATCGTCTCAAACGATGACGGAACATTTACGACTAAGCTGCCCCAAACTGGAATTGACGTTTGTTTTAAGCTAATGAACGGTTATGATGAAAAAATTCTTTCTGATGGAATCGAAAATGATCGCAAGCGGAAGGCTTCTGATAAAATTGTAACAAGACAACTGAAGGCAATGATCGTATCAGTTAATGAGGATTCGTCTGCTAAGGTTATCAACTATTTAATCGAAAATATTCCTTCTAAAGATTCAAGACACTTAAGGACGGCATATCAAGCTGTTACTCCAAATATCGATCTATCCCAACACTTCGAATGCGCCGAGTGTGATTACGCACAGACGATGGAGGTGCCGCTGAGTGCGGAGTTTTTTTGGCCTGACAGATGATTATATGGAAAATGTGTATGAGCACTTTTTCTTTCTAAAATATAGCGGCGGATGGTCATTTTCAGAAGCATACAATTTGCCTGTGGGTTTGAGAAATTGGTTCGTTGGCAGGCTTGTTCAACAGATTGAGATGGAAAATGAAGCAGTCGAGAGGGCTAGCAGCGGTGCACAGAAGACGCACACACTAAGCGCAGACAACCAGCCCTCCCTCCCTCCGCAGATGAACGGCAGATATAGCAAAGCCAAGTAGCTTTGCTTTTCTTTGTGCAAACTATTTAAGTTTAGAGAGGTTCTACCACTGTGGCCGACGCAACATTAAATGATATTAAAAAAATTCTTGAGGGCATTGCTGCTCAAAGTGGTGGCACCTCCATGCACGGCGATGAATCACATAGCGGCGGAAGGGGACGCACCAAAGAACAAGAAGAAGCGGGCATCAAGGCCGCAGCGGATCGCGTGGAGTTGGCCAAAGAAGAGTATGAATATTATGATAAAATGCACTTCGCGAAGAAAGGGCTGTTTCAAGATGCAGAAAAAGCCGCACTCCTCAATGAAGCTCAAGTCGAGTTAGAAAGAGCCAAAGTAGATCTTCTTAACCAGCAGGCCAACGCGATCGCCACATACAACAAAGAAAAATTAGAAGAAAATCGTCAAGAACTCAAGGCAGAACAAAAGAGGCAAGCCAGCGCAAAAAGAGTAAGAAAAAATCAAAAAGCGAATGAAAAGGGCAACAAGAACGCGTACGCCTACGGCAGGCAGATGCTCAAGACAAACACAGATATTGCCGGCAAAGTTGCCAACATAGGCCTAAAACACACAGC